GTGGTAGTTGCAGTCGTACTTAATTGCCCATCAGTGTCGCACGGGATGGTGACAGTATCACCCTGGAAGGGTAGAAGAAATTTAGCTTCAATGGCCTCAGGAAGACTGTTGAAGTCACTACTATCTATCTGATAGGTGTAGTAAGCACATCCATTGAGGTATATGTGTCGTATGGTCACAGGGACAGGGCTGCTAAAGTTAATTCTATTGGCACTATCATCATATCCGTGTCCAAAAAGAGTAGCAGTTGTCTTGAATTGTCTAGTGTCTCCACCAATTTGCTCAGAACACTCATACCACAACTCATGAACATCAGCAAGAGCCTGCAGCGTGCCAGAGTCAAGGATTGTTTTCATCCCGGTTAAAGAAAAGCCCCACCCATCAGTTGTATGGACGGCACCGAGATAGTGACCATACTGTCCATGCTTCAAGAAAATACTGTCCCAACCGGTCCCTGTTTTCTCTACCTGAGCATCTTTCCCATTTTTAACAAAGATACAGTCGCGCAGATTTGGATTTGTGCCAATATTCGAAGAGACAATCAGAGTTCCATCATAGTAGTTCTGTAAGAAAGGAATTCCAGTGATGTCAACATCAGAAACATGTTGGTCAAGAGTGCCTGGGAGAACAGGACGTTTTGTCATATCACAGCTGTTAAAGTTATAACTAGTTCTACCATCAGTACACAGGTTCAAAAAGTTTTCACCAGCAAAAATGTCTCTCACTGCAATGCCTGTAGAACTAATAGAACTTGAGCTAGTGCTGCTGGGGGGCCTACAATCAGCAACAACAATGGATAGCCCAAGGTTGTTCTTTACATATTTCCCTTCTGGGGACATTTCTCTAGAAGCAGCATCAAATGCATACTTCATCTGGGCAGCTGGAGCTGTAGAGCCATACATGTTGCTAATACTGCTCTCTTGTATGACAACGACCCTAGGGAAGTCTGGAAGATTTTCTGTATCCATGTAGAACTTTGAGTCTGATACATATTTAAGGGGAAAAGTCATGGTCTGGTCGCCATTAAGGCCCAAAGTGATGTTCTGAGCACATTCAAGGTCGGATAGAGTAGGACTAGTGTTGTTCTCCATGACGAGACCAGCTCTAAGCAACCCAGTGCATTGATTTGCCCCAGAGATGAGAAGTGTGACATAAACTTCTCCAGCTGCTTTCTTGTGCAGGGCGAGGAATTGTGTGATTCCCCAATTGGTTATGTCAGCCCATGATATATTAAGTAACACGGTGCCAGCTGGGTCTGAAGGACTTATAGGAACGCATGGACTCCATATCTCTCTGTTCATGATGTCAACGACATCGCTGGCAACACCACCATATGATAACATGGAAGTGGGAACACCCATGGCGGGGACAGCCATTGGAGCGGTTACACCGCGGGTGGTTGCAATGGGAAGATAGGAACTGGGGACAGGTGGCATGTCATACTGATTGTCTCCTTGAGGAGTAGAATGGGTGTAATGAGTGTTAAACAGGTGCTTGACACTCTCATCAGTCATTTCAGAAGCAAGTTTAGCCCATAGCTGTAGTTCGAGCTGGCATTTGGTGACACACATGTTGGAGAGAATGATGATTTCCTCCTCTGATGCAATAGGAAAGTTCCTGCGCGAAGTCATTTTAGATGCAACTCGCAGCTTTTGTATCTCAAAGGTAGGAAGATGTCCAGGCTGATAGTGTGACATGACATAGCTAAGGAAGCTACGTTCCAAGTCAGCTAGTGAGGCTCCATAGAGTGCAGAATTCAGGAACTTTGTTCTAAAAGATCCTGGAGACCAGGGTCCGGGGGCGTTACCATCACTATTGGCATCCGCCTGGGGTGTGCTAGATGAGCACGTGGGATCAGGGGGAGTAGAGACTGTTGTTGGTTTAACTCTGGAGAACCCATAACTGAGATACTGCTCAAGCTCGGTTCGATATCCGAGTTTCTTGCAGAGCGAGCAATAGTAAATATCCCAGACGAGGAACTCACTTGATTTTTTATCTTTGCCAGAGCGCACAATAGTATTTCCATCCTGCTCGAGGTTACTTGTCCACCCAGTCTTTGTGGCGAAGCTGTAAATTGTGGGTCTTGAGTGTCCTGCTTTCTGGAAGATAGTGTTGCACCTAGTTTTAGGATGTAAGTTGCTAGCTGGGATTTCAACATTCTCTTCCGATACCTTGTTAGAGGCAGCAGGTCGTGCATCTTCGTAACGATCCCAAGCAGTTCTTCCAGCAGTTGCGTAACTGCTACCATTTCCGTGGTAGCTCTTTCCCGCAACTGTGAGAGTGCATGTAAATCCGTTTGGAGAAGCTGTGATATGTTCCTCAAAACTTCGAAGGGATCGGTCTCCTGACTGGAGGAACCTAGTGCGGGGGTGTTCTGTGCCCATTCTGCCAGTGTGCCTGATGTCTCTTTGCTTCAGAGGTACTTTGTCAATTCTAACTGTTGTTTTAGGTTTGCCTTGTGGTGCGCCTAGGTCAATGCTTAAAATTTTATTTACAGCCTGACCGGAGCTGTATCCGGTCAACATGTCAGTCCGTGATTCAATAAGGCCTGAAATGAAATTCCTACAGATGTGATGAGCAACAGAGTATGGTACGAGCGAGGCAGCAATATCGCGCTTCTTTAGGAAAACATAAATGTCAAAAAGAATGTCATTGATTTTGTCATACTCATGCTTCTCAAGAGCATATGACTCAGCTCTCACAACAGCAAGTAAATTTTCGATTCCAAGATCGCCTTTTTCCTTGGTGAAGTGTAGGCAGTTTGTCAAACTAGTCCAGGTTAGAGCAGGAAACCATCTTCCTTCTTCCTTCCTTATTATTCTACTACAGAATAATATAGGGCTAGTAATTGGAAGAGACTGAATTGTCCCTCCAACTTTATCAGGATGCTGTATTTCAATGCCACATTCCTTATAGGCTGATGTGAACTTTGTTATGTCAATGTCCTTTCCGTCATGAAGGTAGACTAGATCGTCAGCACATGTCATGAAGTATCCGCCATGGAAAGGGTTGGTGCCGTCGGGAAGCGACTTCAGGAGAGCATAGGTGCAGATGATCATATGACACACACTGCCTAAGAGGGCAGTGTGGTACATGCCACTAGGAATTGTTCCTACAAGTTGGGCAAGGGTCTCGTCGAACTGAACTATTGGGTATCCTATGATTTTAAAAAGGGTAGTATACCATGTTTCTGCTGTAGGATCAACATGCATCTTGGATAGCACACGCAGCGATCTAGCAATGAAAGCAGGCAGAACACTCTTATCCCATCTCTTAACATCAATGTCAAGATGGTGAGTAAAGAGAAGCTGCTTCAGGTATTCATTAAAATGTAGTATGGGATCCTTGCCTATGAATATGGGTCCTGATTTTGTGCACACAGACGAAGCTATGTGCCCAGACATCTTTCTCTCAATAAGAATGAGTTCAGTACCTGCGTTGTTGAACAAGCGCATTTTCCCTTTCTTGGCTTTTTCAATTGCTAGGCATTCAGACTTCAACTCAGCTTTGAAGAGATATACGGGAGGTTGACCTTTCTTGAACATCTCAACATCATGCTTAAACCTAGATCGAAGCGCATTCCCTTTTTCATTGTCACGAAAGTGATATGTTTCTTTAAATGCTATAGCATCTCTTTTAAGCATGACTTTGTGAATTCTCTCACATATGATACCTGCTCCTGTATCTAGGGTAACGGGACTAATTCCATCGATACCATTCAACACTTCGTGTTGGTTAAGCATGCGATGGTCTTTTCCATAGTGAGCTTGCATCATAGTAGTAACAAGCTGCTCAGCTTGCTCAAGAACAGATATATCTGCTTTAAATTCAGAGGTACATGATGCCATTTGAGTGGTCAACACACAGTACTGGTCTTTTCTGTTCTTATGTATGTCAGAAAAGTCGACTATATGTTTTAAGTTGGCACTAACAGGTATTTTCTCTATAGGTAGCTTCTCAGCAATATGGTCGCTGAAAGGAGTTTTGTTGTACATGTTGTTTTTCCGAGGAAATATAGTGCGCGGACCTTTCCCAAGTGGAGCACATCTGTTCTCAGGTAAGATGACATTGCCTTCCTCAGGCCTGATAGTGTTGAGATATGTTGTTACATCATCAGTGGCATAATAATGTCCAAAAGGCATGCGCATAGATGTCACGTTTTTCTCACCTGCCTGGAACGTGCGTGACTCATAATCAGCTAGAATGTCTGTAATGTTCTCTCTAATCAGAGCAGCAGCATACGCAGTTGAGGTGTGGTGTGAGTAGGAAATATGATATCCCACAAGACATTGTGCCCTTCCGTTCATGACAATATAAGGGTTGCCACAGTCACCCACTTCAGGATGCAAGCCTCCAGTAGCCATGGAAACAGAGCTCAAGGAAAGGAGGTTCTGACTGACCTTCTGATTCGTGGAATCAAAATAATGGGAGTGGCATTCCTGAATAAAGCGCAGTGAGCCACTAATGGAGTCATAGCCGTGGTCATCATATATGACAATCATGCCCGATGAGACTTTATCAATCTCAGAGGCTGGAAGCATGTATTTTGTGATATCTCGCCTTGGAGGAAAGCGTTTGTCAACAACCTTAGAAATTGCAATATCAGCATTTGGGTCACCATATACTGGGAGTAGATCCCAGGACTTGCCATCGGCGAACACAGTCATTCCAGCATCCTCATGAGCATGCCAAGGGTATATAACATATTTGCCTCGTATGAACATGGCTTTTGTTTGGTAGAGTCCAGACACCTTGCACATATTTTCTTTTATAGTCTTAATGACCGCATGATAGTGGTCTTGCTTCCCTTGGAATTCCCAGTCATCGACTGGAGCTTCCCAGTTCTCCTCCCATTTGTCAGAGAAGGTGAGAGGTACTCCCGCGTCGAGAAGTGGTGGAGCATACTTGTTCGGATTTGTTTTTGTTCTACGTTTCCAAACAGCGGACCTAACAGTTCCATTCTTGCTAGACCTCCATGCTGGGTCATTGTCAGGAACATCAGTGGGAGACTGGTTCTCTGCAATAGGGCATTTGACATCTCTCTGTGCCATACTGTTGAACGTTTCATCTTGCCATGCTTGGGTCTGCTGACACAACCTGTGGGTGGATAATAATTCACCTTCATGCGTGATAGCATACTTAGTACGGCAATTCGGGCAATACTTGTAGTCTGAAGTAAGAAAACACCTGCGTTGCTCTCTGGTAAAGGAGTGTAAATATGAACATGCAGGACATCTCCAGTCAGTTTTTCC